ATCTAATGATTTAATAATATCAGTAAGTTTTAATTTTATACAACATGGCTTTTAATAAATATCAAGTAATCAAAGGAGCAGTTAACTATGAGTTAGCTAATTTTATATTTAACTATTTTCTTCTTAAAAGAGATGCAGTTAAATTTATGTATGAAAATAACATAACTTATGACAATGGAATGTTTGGTACATGGACTGATCAACAAATACCGAATACCTACTCTCATTATGCAGATCCAGTGATGGAGACTTTATTAGTTAAAGTATTGCCTGTCATGGCACAGGAGACTGGATTACAATTAGTCCCTACTTATTCATATGCAAGGATTTATAAAAATGGAGATACTCTTCATAGACACAAAGACAGACCTAGTTGTGAGATATCTACAACTATTAATCTAGGTGGAGATCCTTGGCCAATCTTTATAGATGGCACAGGTGCTAATTCTGTTATCAATGAAAGACAAAATTTAGTTAAACCCGATGCACCAATTGGCACTAAAGTCTTGCTTGAAGTAGGAGATATGTTAGTATATAGTGGCTGTGAACTTGAACATTGGCGAGAGCCTTTTGACGGGAACATATGCGGTCAAGTATTTCTACATTATAATCATGTAAATGGCCCATTTGCTGATAAAAACAAATTTGATGGAAGACCTATGTTAGGTCTACCCGCATTTGTAAAATAGTATTATAATGGATTTATATGTTACAAAAAATACAATTTGCACCCGGCTTTAACAAGCAACAGACAGAATCTGGAGCTGAAGGTCAATGGATAGATGGCGATAATATTCGTTTTAGATATGGACAACCTGAAAAAATAGGCGGTTGGCAAGAGTTAATATCTACTACTATTGCAGGTCCTGTAAGAGAACAATTAACTTGGACAGATTTACAAGGTAGAAAATACGCAGCATTAGGAACTTCTAAAGTTCTTCTTATTTATTATGAAGGAACTCTTTATGATATTACTCCATTAGATACAGATAGAGCAATCACTGGAGCAACTTTTGATACTACAGATACTTCAACAACTGTAACCGTTAACAAATCTTCTCATGGATTTGAAGTTGGAGAATATATAAAATTTAGCACAGTAACAGCTCCTCCAGGATCCGGATACATATCAACAGATTTTACAGATGATTTATTTGAAATTATATCAAAACCAAATGATGATTCTTTTACTATTACAATGGCAACTGCTGCAACAGGGACAACGTCTACGGCAGGTAGTGCTACTATTACACCTTACATAACTGTAGGTCCTAGTTTTCAAACTTCAGCTTATGGTTGGGGTACAGGTGTTTGGGGATCAACTCCAACTGGAACAGGATGGGGAGAAGAAACAACTGCTACAACTGTAACACTAGCTCCAGGTTCTTGGTCATTAGATAACTTTGGACAAATATTAGTTGCAACAGTTAAGAATGGTAAAACTTATACTTGGGATCCAAGTGTTACTCCAGATCGTTTTGTAGTTAGAGCAGCTGTTATGACCGGTGCACCAACAGCATCTATTTTGACTTTAGTATCAGATAGAGATAGGCACTTATTTCATATTGGAACAGAAACAACTATTGGAGATCCAAGTACTCAAGATCCAATGTTTATAAGATTTTCAAACCAAGAAGATTATAATACATATCAACCCACTGCAACCAATACGGCCGGTACTTTTAGACTAGATACAGGTAATGAAATTATTGGAGCGGTACAGGGTAAAGATTATATTTTAGTATTAACGGATCAAGCTGCTTATACAATTCAGTTTGTGGGTCCACCTTTTACTTTCTCTGTTAGACAAGTGGGTACAAACTGTGGAGCTCTAGGTCAACACTGTATGGTCTATGCACAAGGTGCAGTATTTTGGATGGGATTTGGTGGTGGATTCTTTATGTTTGATGGAACCGTTAAACAATTAGGATCTTTAGTTGAAGACTTTGTATTTACAGTTCAAGGTGATGGTCTTGGTATCAATTATGATGCCAGTCAAATAACTTATGCAGCTCACAACTCATTATATAATGAAGTTGTCTGGTATTATGCAACAGCAAATTCAACTCAAATTAATAGAAATGTAGTTTATAATTTTGTAGATAAAACTTGGACAACAGGATCTTTATCTAGAACAACTTATCAAGATGCACATACTTACGGATTACCTTATGCAACAGAATATAATTTAACAGGAGTTCCAACTTTCCCAGTGATTAATGGAGCAACGAGCAACTACGGATCTAGTCAATATTGGGCCCATGAAACAGGGGTTAACGAAGTGTCTTATAATGGAACTACAACCGCTATTACTTCTTACATTCAATCTGGAGATTATGATATAACAACGGTTCAAGGTGGAGTTGCTGATATAAGAGGTGATGGTGAAAATATTATGAGAGTATCAAGATTTATACCTGACTTTAAAAACTTAAGTGGCAATGCAAAAATTACATTATTCTTTAGTAACTATCCTGCTGATACAGCGCAAAGTAGTTCTTTAGCTCCTTTGATCACTGGACCATTTACAATTACAACAAGCACTGATAAAGTAAACACTAGAGTTAGAGGAAGACTTGTGAGTTTAAAAATTGAAAATGATGCAATAGGTGAAACTTGGAGATATGGTACATTAAGATTAGATATTAGTGCGGGAGGAAGAAGATAATGGCAAAAATTACAGCATACATACCAGAACCAGTTGAAGAATATAAAGTTGAAAACCAAAGACAGATTATTGAAGCGGCAGTTACAATTAAAGACCAACTTAATTTTGGTTATCAAGAAGATTTAAAACAAGAGATTGAAAGATTTACTTGGTTTAATATGAGGTTTGGTTGCTAATGAGTTCATGTAATAATGTAAATACAACAGGTGGAACTAGTCCAGGTACTAGTGATATAGATTTTTTTCTTGCAGTTGCTAAAGGAGATTTTACAGGTTACACAAATGTTTCTAAGTTTGGTTCTAATCCAGATATTAAATCATCAGGGTTTGAAACTATTTGGGACGGAAGTAATTTATATCCATGGCCAACAGCTGCAGATACTTTAGATGTTGTAAGTGATGATGCAAACGATGATGACGGAAATACAGGTGCTAGAACTATTGAGATACAAGGATTAGATTCTTCTTGGAACATATTAACTGAAACGATTACTATGAATGGTACAACTACTGTTACAACTTCAGGAAACTTTTTAAGAGTATTTAGAGCAAGAGTAGTTACAGCAGGATCAAGTGAAACTAATGAAGGAACAATCACTATGAATCACACAACTTCTGGGGATTTACTTGCACAAATTAGTTTTGATACTATTGGACAAGGTCAAACACTAATGGCTTTATATACAATACCTGCAGGTAAAACAGGATACATTATAAATGTAAACTTTTCATCTGCAAAAGATAGTGAGCATACATTTAGATTAATGACTAGAGACAACACCGTAACTGACGCTGCATGGAATGCTAAAGAATATGCATCAGCAAGAGGTGGTTTTAATAATTGGAGAAAATTTGCAATCAATAAAGTAACAGAAAAAACTGATATAGATTTTCAAGCAATTGCAAATAATGCATCAGCATGTAATGGAGGATTTGAGTTAATACTCATAGATAACTAATGGCAAACTTTTATAAAAACGCATTCTATGATCCAACAGTTACAACAGCTGTTACGACTTATACTTGTCCAAGTAATGCAAATGCTATAATACAAAATATACAAGTAACTAATGAATCAGGATCAAAAGTAGTTAAAACTCACGTAACAGATAGCTCTGCATCTACTTCTTTTGTTGTTGCATATGCTTCTGTAACCGGTCCTACTATTTGTAATTTAGCAAAAGGACCTATTATTCTAGAAGAAAATGATTCAATTGCTATTGAATCTTCTACTACATCTGATATAAGTGCCACACTATCAATATTAGAAATTAGTAGAGAAGATCAGAATGGATAAAAAGAATATAGAACATACACACGATAATGGTATTACGCATTCTCATGAAAATGGAGATGTTCCACATACACATGATATACCTAAAATAGATTGCACAACTATAACAACCTATAGAAATACTAAGACAGGAGAAACGTTTAAAGAAAAAGTAGAAGGACCTGACATCGTAGAAGACGTTACAGTTCAAGTTACTAATAAAGGTCTTCAAGTATTCCAGAAAGTAATGAATCAAAAAAATGATAAACCAAAATCCTAGAGGCGGAACTGAGCTTCAATTTGAATATTTAAGAAAACACGTTGATCCTAAACTATTAGATCAAGTACAAAT